GTCCTTTTCAATTTTAATCTTCTCATCAATTAACGCAAGCTGTGCAGATACATCTCCACCAATAAGACTTTGGTCACTATGCGCTTTCGATAGATAACCAAAAATACCTAATGATGTGATAAACATCAATATGATGACTGCAACAACAAAATAGTATTTTAAAAGTCTTGGTGCTAATGTCCAATTCTTATATGCCCATGATGCGGCAATGAGTTTAGAAAACTCAAGCGCACCACCCATGATTGCAATTGGTATTGGGCTTGCCGCAAAGATAGCCATCAGTCCTATGACTGAATAGTATGCGGCAATAGCTGATAGTGATAATGCACATAACAAAGTAATCAAAGCAAAAAACATTTTATCCTCTAGTCAAAGAAAGCACCTTGTCAATTTGCTCTTGTATTTTTTCTTTACGATTGGGCCAGTAGATATATTCTTTTTCTGGATTCTTCATTAGATTCACAAGCAATGGAACTATTAATTGCTCTAGTTCTTTTAGATTTGTTTTGACTTCAACTTCCATCTTGTCACGTTCTGCATCAAGTCCTAGTTTGCCTTGATTGTAGAGGGACAACATTTCATCAAGTTTATCTTCAACTCTTTGTAATGCTTCAGAAGATTGTGCAATTGTTTCTCTAACAACCACAGTCTCTTCTAGTGTGTTTGGATTGACAGTTCGATTTACATCCGCTTCATCTATTGCACTAAATCCAAAATCATCTTGCTGTCTGAAGGCTAAGTATTCTGATGGTATCTGTCTCATGCGAAAAAACTCTCCAGTGATGAAACACGTTCTGGCGTCCAGCCAATTGTGTTTACAATTGTTTTTAACGGCTCAAGATATGCCTTCTCAAACTGTAAATCATAATCAATAAATTTATTCAGATTGAATTCTTTTGGAAGAACACTCAAAATAGAAAACACATTTTCTTGAACAGGATTTGGAACTTTCATGTAACAGAATTTAGTTTTATCTCCGTCTTGAATCAATTGATACTTTCTCGTCAGCTTATGCTTCTCAAGCAATGAGTTGAATAGAATTGCACCACGCACGTGAATTGGTGTGCCTTTAATATAAAGTTCCGAACTACTTTTATATTTAGACAACTCGCTCACGCCTCTAGGGAATGCAATGTCTTCGAATGGCAACGTTTTAAATTCTTGTTTGAAGTTTTCAACAAAGTCCTGAAACTCTTGTTGATTGCCATTCATTACAATCTTCAACGACTCTTTAATCTTTTCTCTGCACGACATTGGTGTGGAAGACTTGACAGCTTCAATGCCCATCATCTTCAACTTTGGTTCTGCAAATCGAACACCTTCAGAGTCATACACGTTTAGAATGTAACGCTTCTTCGCAGTCCAGATGCCTTTGTTCGCAATCACTTCACGCTTCATCTGCATCTTCTGGTCAAATGCATTCATGTAGTCTGCTAGTTCTTGGTAAGACTTGTCGATGAATGGTTCGAATTTTTCGATACATGCCTTGTTGACGAAATCAACAATCGTTTCAACTTTCGTTTCAGTCTGCGATCCGTAGACCATATTAACAAGCGGACCAAGATTAACGTATACAGAGTCCGTATCCGATGCAATGACATAATCAATACCTTCAGTTTTCAATAGTTTGTTTAGGTAACCATTCAACTTCATTTCAATCCATCGAATGGACAATTGACCAGACAGAGTAATTGCCTCTGCTTGTCGAATGTCAAAGAACCTAAAATATTGATTACCAAGTGCGCCATAAGCTGAATTCAATTGTACTTTCTTTGCAAGTTGCAAGTTCTTGTACTTTGAAATCTGATTTGTTATTTCACGTTTACGTTCTTTGTCTGTTTCTTTTTCGTAAGCCTTTTGAGCCTCAATCATTTTCTTTTTGTACAATGACCGATCATCATACATGCGTTGCATCATAGCAGGCAAGAAGCCTTGCTTGTCACGCTTGAAGTAGTGTCCATTGGCTGCCATGCAATATTCGCCCTGTGCTTGATATTCGTTGTTCAGCAAATTATCAATAGAGATACTTGTGTGGCGACCTTCAACGATTGTTTCAGGTGAAACATTGTACTGCATAATCAAGTGTGGATACAATGAGTTCAAGTCAAACGACACAACCCATTCATGCATACCAACGATTGGGTCTTTCACATAAGCGCCAGCATACTGTTCGTCTTTTGGTGTGCGAACATTCTGAGGCACAACAATCTTTTGCTCAATCAATTCGTTATGAATCAAAGTATCCCACATGCGTACTTGCGTGAACACATCGGTGTAATTAACTTTAGCATCGTATGCCAGCGCCAGCGCCATATCAATCAATTGCATCTTAGCGTCAATACGATCCACAAGTTCAACGTCATGGATGTTATACTCAATAAACTTTTGAAAGTTTGTTTTGTATAACTGATGCAGACTTTCAACTTCAGAGTAATCTAGTTTCTTTTCACCGAGTTCGAGAAACGCAATGTGATCTAGTTTAAAACTTTCTTGTTGCGAGTAAGTAAACTTCTTGTACAATTCAATGTAATCGAGAATAGCAATGCCAACCAAATCGAATGCTACTTGTTGTTTGTTGTGAATCGTAGTTGTACGTTCACCAATTCTACGAAATGGAGATAAACGCTTTGCAGTATTTTCACCCATGAGTCTTGTGATACGATTGTTCAGATATGGAATATCAAAGAACTGAATATTCCAACCAGTCACAATGTCTGGTGACGTTTGTTCCCACATTTCAAGAAAGCGCATGATAAGATTGTTTTCATCACGACATTGCATGTATGTTACGTCATCACGATAGTTATTGAATTCACCACAGCCAAACACATAGAAGTGTCCGTCTATCTTAAACGTGATAGCAGTAATTGGTTCGCTTGCAGATGCGGGTTCTGGAAAGCCATTCTCAGAGCCAACCTCAATATCGATGTTTGCAATTTTAATTTGTGATGGATCATAATCTACTTTACCAGGATACGCTTCATTGATGTACACGTAGGGAAAGTTTGTTGATCCATATACTTTGAAGTTGTCAACATCTTCATATCGTTTCATAAACTCTGTTGCATCACGCATTGTGCCTTGTGCTACAGGCGCAACTGATTGACCATCCAACGTTCGATAATCACCATCTTTAGATTGTAGATATAGCGTTGGATTGTATTCGACTTTATCGCTGAACCTCTTGCCGTTGTTGTATCCACGAACAAGAATTTGATTGCCGAATCTAGAAAAATGCGTGTAAAATTTCATTAAGTAATAATGCCTTGTTTCTTTGGCAGGACAATTCCTGAACCGTATATCTCATTATACTTGTTTTCAATCTCAGGCGCAACTGTAACTTCATAAATTATGTTGGCACGATTAATCTCTACCACTTTTTGTTCAGAGAAAATAAGCATTGGTTGCATTTGCAAAGATGCTTTACCTTGAGAGTTCATACCGATAGCGAGAACGCATGGGTTTTCAATTCGATATGCAAGTCCAAGACGTTCTAGAACATTGCCAACAATTTCTTCGCCAGTTGACAATTTTAAAATTTTAAGTTCACCGTTCATAATATCTCCACAATTAAAAAGGGGGCATTGCGCCCCCTTGGTTTATTTAAAACGTTCCGCTTTATGCTTTTTTATTTCTTGAATGGATTCAAGAATAGAAGCAAAAATTGCTCTAATCATTTTCATACTACATCGTCCTCTGTCAAGAATTGCTTAGACGATTTCTTAGTTTTAGATTCTGCATCCTTAACTTCAATCTTCTTTGGCTTCTTGTGTTCTGGAATGATTCGTTCCAAAGCAATCTTCAACATGCCATTAATCAAAGCGGCATCTTGAATTTCGATTTGGTCATCAAGTGCAAATGTGCGAGTGAATGCACGATTAGCAATACCCTTGAACAAGAAATTATCGTTATCATCTTTTGTATTACCAGAAACAATAAGTTTATTATCTTCTAGTGTGATATCGATTTCTTGTTTACCAAAACCAGCAACAGCAATTTCAATGACATAAGTATTGTCACTAGTCTTGCGAATGTTGTAAGGTGGGTAGTTAGGAATATTCTTAGTTACATCATCATGTATTTTTGCTAGTCGATTGAATTGTTCATCGAAACCAACAAAGAATTTATCAAAGTCTTTGAAACCTGGACCGCCAAAGATAGCGGGAATTGGTGTGTGTCCCATTTTATATCTCCTCTTACTTAGTTGTCGAAAATGCTTTCTTAGCATCAAAAGTGTATGCAGACATGCCAAGAGTTGTAAAAAACTTATTGACTTCTTCTGCTACTGCTTTTGCGTAAGCTGTTTGTGCATCTACAAAAGTATTGAGGGGTTTCGCAAGTTCTTCATTCTTAACGAATGTTTTGACGAATTGCTTTTTTGCGCCTTGAAATGAATCGATGGCTGTATTGATGTTGTGTAACATAGTTT